ACTGAACTTGGTCCATATCTTGAGTTTCATGATATGGATTTTGATGTAGGTGGTGCCCGTGTCGTTAACCCGATACAGTTTATGAAATTGTTGGAGGTTTTGGATACTGAGAAGCGTGAAAATGTGTTACCTTTCATAACTTTACCAGAGCAGCAGCTTGGAGACTTACTGAAAGATATGCGAGCCTTAAAATTGCGTACGTTCGTGATATTGGCGTTTGAGCCTAAAACCATAGAGGGGACCCTTTTGGATTCATCTTTCGTGGTTGAAGACAGCCATGCTCTAATTCACGTACCTAATAGAAGAACGATAAAAACTGCACTATTCAGTGTACCTGCTGGGTCCTTTAGTGATTATGATAAGGACAATGAAAACTGGTACCAATATGAGGTCGAATCTTATACTTTTGATTTTTCTTCTCAACTAGTTTTCCACAGAGTCACATTAGTCAGTAAGCATTACTCACCAGTTGATGCACCACACTGGGAGGAATTTTCATACTACGACAACCTCTTTGAGATGATTTGTACTGAGTTGCATGGTGATTCTTATTATTCAATATGTAACATAAATAATCGTTCTGCTTTTATTAATGTGAAATATGCTGCTCTTGCTGAGATCTTTGCAAGGGTTCGAAGAATAAAGAATGGTCAAGCACCAAATGTCGGAGAAGTTGAACGAGTATTGAATGCACACAAAAATGAACTGTTGACTAGTAATTCTTATACTGCTGCCTTATTGACCTTATGGATCGATCAGGGCTTGCAATTTGCAGAATTAAGCTGCGTTACACGGATTAGACGTGAGGATGTGTTTACAGATGTTACTTATGAACCTGAAGGTGATCTTGTCTCTCCCGGCAAAAATACCATGGAAGCAGTAATAGACCCAGTGATACCGAATGGTGGTGTCGCACCGTCCAACTCCATTAATAGTGACAAAGCTTGTGTTCAAGGTAGAATTCTTGATGTTGAGAATAAGGTTAAGCCTATGCAATGTTTCGATAACTATCTTAATGAGTTTATAGGGTTTATGAAGCCTAACAATAAGCTCGTTCCAGAACACTTAACTGCAGTACAAGAAAAACAAAATAAACCAAATCAACGTCGACAGTCAGATGAAAGATTCCCTTTCCAGCGATGCGATATAGTTAAGCGATCGTGGGCATCCTTCGTCAAAAAGGAATCATATAATAGCATAAACCATCCTAGGATGATCTCCAACTCAAATGTTGAACTTCGTGAAGAGTATAGTAAGTATACATACCCAATGTTCACTTACTCATCTACAAATTTTCCTTGGTTCGCATTTGGTAAAACACCCGAGCAAATAGTTGAGCGTGTACATGAAGTTGCTTCCAAGCACGATTTTGTACTTCCAACTGATTTCTCGAGGTGGGACGGTCATCATTCCGAATGGTTTGCTAAGGCAGAGCTTAAGATGTTAAAAGCCTGCTATGATGCAATATACCACAAAGATATTAAGCAATGTTGGGATTTTCATTACCAAACCAAAGGTAGAAC